TTGGCGAGCAGCCCCGCCGCGCCATAGGCCTGCTGGCCCGACTGCAGCGCCAGCTGCGCGGACGGCGTCAGCGCCTGACCCCAGCCGCTGCTGAGCAGGTTGCCGATCTGTTGCTGCGTGCCGAGCGCCGTCTGCGCCGTCGCCACGCCCTGTTGGACGCCCTGACGCGAGCCGCCGAACGCCCCGACATTGTTGGCCTGCCCGGCGATACCCTGGTTCGCCAGCGCGAGCTGCTGCTGGCCGGCGGCGATCGTCGGATCGATCACCTGCTGGGTGTAAGGATTCATCAGCGCCTGCGCGTTGGCGCCCACCTGGGCCGCCGTCGCCGGGCCGCCCTGGAGGTAGCCGCCGAGCAGCCCCTGCGCCGGGTTCATCACGTTCTGCTGATAGCCGCCGTAGAGCTGGCCGGCGGTGTCGTTGACCCCGCCGGCGGTGATCGGCGCCACCTGCCCGAGCATGCCGGTGAACGCCGCCTTGCTGGCGTCATAGGCCGGCTGTTGCTGCCCCTGCAGATCGCGGACCTGTTGGTAGGACTGCTGAATATCCGCCCCGGGCGTGGCGACGACCTGCCCGGTATAGGGATCGTATTGCCTGTTGCTGAGATCCTGCGCCCGCCCGACCGCCCCCTGCGCGGCACTGGTCAGCCAGTCGGGGATCTGGGTGGAGGTGTTGGTCGCCGTGGTTTCGGTCTGCGGCTTGCTTTTGCTCACGCGCCCGGCTCCTCGCCGACCAGGGGTTTCCACACCGGGAACATATGCGGCCTCGGCCGCCAGCCGGTCGCCGCCGCCGCGCGCACCCAGCCCTTGCGTCCGGTCGATATCGCGATGGTGCAGCCCTGCCCGACGCCCCAGGCGTTGATGCGGTCCTCCAGCGCGAGGCAGGCCCGCAGCTCACCGGCGATCAGCCAGTAGCTCAGCGCCTTCAGTTTCGGATACGCGTGGATCTCGGTGACGATCATGCCCTCGCCGCTGTCATCCTGCCACCATTGCGCCTCGCCCTTCTGGATCAGGTCGGCGAGGTCGCCGAGGTCGTGCGTGCCGCCGTAGGCCAGCGCCCGCTCGATCCGGCGGCGACGCTCGTCTTCGGTCACGGCGCCGGATCGATCAGCAGCGTCCCGGTCGGTGAGATCCGCATCCTCCACGTGGAGCCATCGGTGGCGCGGAACAGGATCGCGCTGACCAGGGGCAGCTCGGGGATCTCCTTCGCCGGCGTCAGCGGCGTGCCGGCCGGGACGGGGACGATCGCGGCCGGGCGGGGCGGTGGCGGCGGACGCGTGGAAACGCTCATCTGGGGACCACCTCGGTGTGGACGACGCCGGCGTCATCGACCGACAGCCGCCAGGTCGTGCCGTTGGGCGAGATCATGCCGATGAACCTGAACGCCGGCCCCGCCGTGCCGGCGTTCGCCTTGCGGTTCAGCTCGATCGCGATGGCGTTGAAACGGTCCTCGATCGTGCCGCCGGCGGGGACCGCGAACGGGGCCGGCGCGTAGCTGACCGGACGCACCGCCATCAGCGCGACCCGCCGGGCTTGACGTCGAGGCGCGGACGGCCCACCGCGAAGGTGTCATCGGCCAGGGCTTCCATTCGCATGCGGATCGATCTGCCGCTGAAACGCATATCCATCAGACCCTCGTGGATCTCGGTATAAAGCCCTGTATCATACTCGCCGGCCGCGTCGTAGGGCTGCTCGCGGACGAAGAAGCGGTATCCGATCATGTCCGCCACGCCGCCGGCGGCGTCGAACACGAGCTGACGCACGTGCAGGCGCCTGTCGCCCTCGCCCAGCGTGATGTTGCCGCTTTCGGCGTAGATCTCGCCCGCCGGGGCACGCGGCACGCCGTTATCGAGCCAGCCATACTCGTGCAGGAACAAAGACCCGCCGGCGCCCAGCGGGCCGCCCATGATCGGGTAGTCCATGGTGCCGGACGGATCAGCCGCCGTCCGCGTCCGCGCGCCGATCGCCCACGGGTGCGCCGGATCGGAATAATTCAATACGATGTAGCGATCACACTCCAGCGCGCCTTCATCCGGCCAGTCCCACCAGAGTTCCGAAAAGGAAGGATTGGGACCGCTGAACACACGCCCCGCCATGGTCCGGTTCACCAGCGAGAAAAACCAGTCCTGCACGTCACATTTCAATGGCGTGACGCTGCCGCCGGTGTAGCTCCAGAACGTCTGCAGGCCGGGCCACGCCAGGAACGAACCGACGCCGGCGACCGCGCGCGGCGAGAGCGGCCCGCACCCGGCCGCGATCTGCACGATGCCGTAGGCGTAGGGCGCGCCCACATATTGCATCTTATGCACATCGTTGGCGGTGAATATCAGGACGCCATCCGAAACTTTCTTCGCCGTCATCGCGTAGGATTGCGTCTGTAACAATTTGTCGCCGGCGAGGTTGGTCACGTCGGCGGTCCACACGTCGGGGTTTTCCTGATCGCTCCAGGCGATCATGCGCGGATCGCCGCCGGCGCCCAACAAAACCACATGGCGTTGATCGGTGACGATGACGCCACGGTTCTGGTCCGGCGCGTTGGGCACCAGCGCGGCCACGGCGGTGGGCGTCGTCGGCGACCAGCGGAACAGATGCCCGTCCTGGGTCGGCACCACCAACAGGTCCTCGCCGAACGTATCGAGCGACCACATATCGCCCATCGTCGCCGCGATATCCTGCGGCCCGATATCGGCCGGGTCGCGCGCGGTGCCGTAGGCCGCGTCGCCATAGTCCGCGAGGCCGTAGCCGATCCGCGCCCCGGGCGGGTCGAGCGCGCCGACACCGGCCGGGGTGATGTCGATCAGCTCAGCGAGGTCGAAGCGATAGACGTAAAGTTTCGTATCCGTGCCGAACGCGGCCCAGCGCACATGATCGTTGTCGTGCCACGTCAGCAGATCGCGCGGCATGTCGCTGACCGCAGCACCTGGCACCGCGACGTTGCCGCCGATCGGCTGCAGCTGCCCGCCCCGGAAGCGGATCAGGTTGGTATCCCACCACCGCCCGGGGGTCGCCTCTGGCGTGGCGTTGCGGACCACGCCCGGCGGCGGCGCCTGCGTGACCCGGGGCATCAGTGCGGACCCCGGCCGGGGGTGCTCACGACCCGCCGCGTGGCCGGCATGAGCATGGCCCGCAATGCCGCCAGCTCCTCGCGGATCGTCGCCATCTCCTCGGCCGCGTCGGCCGATGCCGCCGCCGGGGCGGCGGTCAGCGCGGCGCGGGTCGAGGCCTGATTGCCAGCGTAGATGATCTTGGTCACCACCATGACCGGCGACAGCACTTCGAAGGCCTGCCCCGAGCCGTTCAGGTAAACATTGTGAGTGTGGTTGCCATCAGCGTAAATCGCGTGCTGGTGATCGCCGACCCAGCTGATGTTATGCGCGTGGCTGCCGTCAGCGTAAATGCCGTGCGAGTGCGCCGTGCTGGCGCCGCCGGTCGAGACGTTGTGCGCGTGCGCCCCGGCGACGCTGGTGAACGCGCCGGTCTGCGAAACGCCGGGATGACCGGAGCCGATGAAGTCGCCGTTATTCGTCACGGTTTGCGTGTAGCTGTGATTATGATCGCCTTGCGTATCGGTCGAGCCGCTGTGCGTGTGGTCGAGGTTGTTGTTCGTCGTCCCGCCGCCGTGGCTGTGATTGCCCTGCGCGTCGGTGGTGTGACTGTGCCCGCCGGCCGCCACGCTGGCGCCGCCGTGGCTGTGCTGGCCCTGCGCGTCGATGTAAAGCGCGTAATTCGGCAGATGCGCCTGCGCGATCGTGTTCCAGACGTAGCCGGCCGTGGTGGCGAAGCCGAATGTCGCGGTCTGGCCGGCCTGGTCGGTCACCGTCCCGGGTCCGATCGAGGCGCGGCCGGTCGGGTTGGGCAGGGTGAACGTCGTCGAGCCGTCGCCGGCGCCCCAGTACGTGCCGATGACGGCGAACAGGTCGCTGTAGGTCGTGCGGCTGACCGCGCGACCGTCACAGATCAGCCAGCCGGACGGCGCGTTGGGGCCGGCGAAGTCCAGCACCGCGCCGATCGGCATGGCCTGCGAAACGAACTGGTCGAGCGTGTCCCAGTTGGTGTTCGTTTTGGAACCCCAACTGTCGCGCGAGGCGCCGACCTCCGGTTTGATCAGCGCCAGGCCCGGCGTGTAGGTATCGGGCATCAGCGCACCCCGGCCGGCGGCTTCATCGCCGTCGGCGGGTTCACCAGGGTCGTCTCGCTGCTGTCGTCGGCCAGCGAGATGAACCACGTCCCGGCCGGGTCGCGCGGCACGCGGACCATCCAGCCGCCGATCCCCCTCGAGCCGAGCCAACCATTGCGGCGGCGAAAATCGCGACGGGTGCCGGTCGAGACGCCGGTATGCGGCCGGGCCGGATTGGGCTGGTTGACGTAACCGTGATGATATTTGCCGTCGGACGCGACCCATTGCGGGTCGCCGGGCGGCGTCTGCGTCATCTCGCCGGCGTTGGTCGGCATGGCCTCCCTCCTTCAGTTCACGCACTGGCCGCGTATGGCGTCGATCAGCGCCGCCGAGACACGATATGGCGCTTCGGCGAGCAGCGACATGACCGCCTCCCATTGCCGCGCCTCCAGCGTCACGCTGAGTCGATCGGTGGGTTGGATCAGCCGGGGCGGGACGGGGGCCTCGACGGTCATCGTGTCCGGCATCAGGCGGCTCCCTTCGTTTCGATCACGTCAAGGCGCGCGTGCAGTGTTTTGACCGCGTTGACCACCGCCGCGACGATCGGCGTGAGCGCGACGGCGAGGATCGGATCGCCGCTGACGGGCGTGCCGGGCGCGTCCCATTGTCGCGGTGAACGCGCGACCTCGGTCACCGCCTCGGGCAGCACATCACGCACCTGTCGCGCGCCGAAGCCGAGTTCCACGCGATCGGCGTAATCCTTCTTCCCCTGGAACCATCTGCGGAACAGGATCGGCTGAAGCGCGAGGACCGCGTCGAGGCCGTGCCCGGCC